TCGTTGTAATGCTCATACAGGCCCACGTAGCAATCCAGCAGCGCCGCCGTGCCGTCTATCCGTTGGCGCGGCGACTGGTTTTTTATCGGCACGATATTCCCGTTGCGGTCCGTCTGTACCCCGGTATTCGTCAAGCACCATTTCAGCACGGGGTTGTTGTTGTACACCACCTTGTGCGCCCGCAGGTCGGCCCCCAGCATCTGCATGGGCAGGGAAAGCGTCTTGGCCCCCTGGATGCAGCGCACCATATTGAACCCCTGCGCCTGCATTTCCTCCACGAAATAGCGGGCGCTGTAGCTGTCATAGTACACCCACGCGGGGAACAGGTCATATTCTTTGCAGATGCCTACAAACCAGGCTGTCACGTCGGCATAGTCAATGCTGTTGCCCGTACATAGCCGTAAAAACCCGCGCTGCTGCCACTTGTCATAAGGGATTTTGTCAATCTTCACGCGCTCTTGCAGGCTGTCGGCGGGTAGCCAGTACATTTGATGGATATACTTTTTATCCTCGCCCCGGCGCATGAACAGCAGGCTTGCGCACGTCAGGTCGGTTGTTATGGACAAATCCGCCCCGCCGATGCAGTATGCACCCCTAAACTGTTCCAGGTCGAACGTGCCCGCGTTGTCAATATCCTGGAATGACAGCCACGCCGTCTTGACGGCTTCGCGAATATTGAATTCCTTGCACAGCACCCCGGAAAGTTCGTTGGGATTTTGCTTTGCCCTCTCGACTTTGGCGGTCAGGTCGTCAATCTTTTTGACGCTGCCCAGGGCGGGGTTGGCTTTCATCCACGCCGCCGGGTCCGTCCATTCGCTACGCTCGTCTAGCTCATACAGCAGAGGCAAAAAGGTATCATCCTGCAAAACGCCGTCCGCGACGGCGCAAGCGTGGCTATACATATCGTCAAAAATGCACTCCCGCACGGTGCCCGCCGTGGTTATCATCACAAGCAGAGGTTGACGGCGGGCCGATTGACTTTGCCGCATAACCTCGTAAAGGTTGCGGTCCTTCACGCCGTGCAGTTCATCCATAATAACAAAGTGCGCGTTCAACCCGTCCAGGCTGTCGGAATTGCGGGAAAGGGCTTGCATTTTGCTCATAGTCGGGGTAAAATATAAATCAGTCTTGCGCTTCTTCATATGCCTTGCCAGGTCGGGGGACAGCTTCACCATGTTGTGCGCCTCATCGAACAAAAGCCGGGCCTGCGCGTATTTCGTCGCCGTGCTGTACACTTCGGCCCCGCCCTCGCCGTCTGCCGTAAGCATATACAGCGCCAGGCCCGCAAGCAGCGTTGACTTGCCATTTTTGCGCCCCACCAAAAAGAACGCCTCCCGGTAACGCCGCAGGCCGGTTGCGGGGGCCACAAAGCCGAACAGGGCCTGTATGAACGCCTTTTGAAACAATTCCAGCCGCACGGGTTGACCTGCCCACTCGCCCTTGCTGTGCCTGCAAAAGCGCTCTATGAACGCAATGGGCCTGTTGGCTTTTGCTTCATCGAATACATAACGGCCCGGCTGTTCCACCGCTGCCGCCAGCCTGGAATAAACCGCTTTTATGCGCTTGCAGGCGGGGATTTCTCCCCGCCGCAAAGCATCATTGTACTGCAAGATGTAATTCACAGCGCCGCCCCCTCCTGTATGAAGTCGGCCAGAGCGTCGGCAGAGGCCGCGTCCAGGGCGGGTAGGAGCTTCAAAAACTGCTTTTGCGTGGGTAGGAACAGCCGCAGGGCCGTTGCATAGGCTTTCTTATCCTGCGCCGCCTGGTAGCCTGCAAGCTCGCCCGTGAGATAGTCAAGCTGCCGGGCCAGGTCAACGGCCAGCTTGCGGCGGTCCTCTGGGACCTGCCGGGCCAGGGTCGTATACTTCATTTTGCTTTCCCCCTTTCGGTATTATGTCGCCGTTTTCATCGAACGCCAGGCCGGGCACGATAGCCCCGCCGTGCCCGAAATGTTCCGTATTGTGGCATTGCAAACAAAGCGCCTCTAACAGGGCAGGGTTAAGGGTAACAGCCGGGTCGTGGATATTCGCCGGGGTGATATATTGCTTGTGGTGGCAGATTTCGGCGGGCCGTCCGCAGCGTTCGCAGATGTAAAACCTGCTCTGCATGAACGCCTTGGACAGCCGCCGCCACGCTTTGGAGTTGTAGAATGTCATGCTTTCCTTTCGCAGGACAAAGCCTTTAGCAGGCTGTCAATCACGCGCTGGAGCTTGGCGCTGTCGGCATTTTCGCCGTAATACCACTGTTGCAGGATAAACCGCGCCGCCGTTTTCGCAAGGGGTGAATACCCGCGCCTGGGGTCGGGCCGGTAGCCGGTGGAGGCTTCCAGGAAGGGCGGGACAGCCTCCACCAGGGCAATCACGGTTTCATCGTTGGCAGCGCCGTCGCGGTCCAGCCGCAGAATGTCGTATGCCTCGCCCAGGTCGAAAATCCAGAAATGGCGCGGCCTCATGCCGTCACCTCGATTTTAACGAACGCGCCGGGCAAAATGGGCTTGCCGTCAGCGATGCACAGGGCGCGGTAGTCAATCAGGCCGGACGTGAACCCGCTTTCCCGGCTGCACTCAATTGCCACGCCTGCTGGGACGTTCACGCCATAATAGGCGAAATTGCCAAACAGGATAGTACCGGCGGGCAAGTTGTCGTCCGTCACGATGGGAAAGCCAAACAGTCGCCGCACCCCGCCAGCCTGCGGGTCTTGTATAAAGATGTAATCGCCCACGTTGGTTTTGATGGGGTACACCTGCCCGAATAGGGTGGTGTTGCTCATGGCGAATTTCGCGCCGCCCGCATACCCGGCGGGTAACATGGCGATGGCGGCAAGCAAACTATCCGCAAGGGTCGCCGGGAGCGCGGTGATATAATTCTGTGCGTTCCAGGTGATACCCGTGAGCAGGCCCAGGGGCTGCCCGCTGCCCGTGCCAGTAACAATGGCGGCATTGATTGCCTGCGTGACGCACTCGGCAAGCTCTTTCGTGATATAGCTTTCAAAGGCGGCAATGGTCATGCGCTGCGCGGCGGCGGACAGGGACAGCACCTTGATAAGCTCAAAGGCGGAAAACTTCACGCTGGCGGTGGTGACGTTGACGCGGGGCACGTTGTCGCCCTCGACGTGCCAGGCGGCGGGGTCGCCGGGGGTCGCGACGGGGATTGACAGGCCCGCCGGGACGGAAAACAGGCGGATTTCGTTGAACAACCCGCCCTGCGGCCTCGCCTGGGAAATGACTTCGTTCAGGGTCTGTTCGGGCAAAACGGCGGCGCTGTTGGAAAGGGTGTTGAAGCTGTCGGCGCGTTTTTCGGCCTGCGCCAGGCGGTAGGCGGCGGTTTCCGGCTCGGACAAATCCTTGCCCATCAGGGTTTTGAAGAACGCGTGGCGGTACTCCGGGGCCGCGTGGGGGTCGGTTGCGCCGGTGCCGGGGGTCAGGGTGGCCGCGATGGGGTCAAAGCTCATGTGGTTTTCCTCCTTGGCTCTCGCCTCAATTTTTGTTTGCGGGTATGCCGCGAAATTCACGATGCTGATTTCATAGATTTTGCTGATTGCGGTGATGGTCCGGGTTTGGGTGGCCTCGTCGAATTCCTGCGCCGCCACGTCAAAGGCAAAGGACATTTGCGACAAATCGCCGCGCTTGACAGCCTCATGGACCGCCCGGCCCTGCTCGGTGTCGGGAAGCTCGGCCCGCATTTCAAGGCCCGCCGGGGTCACGGTGAGGGCTAAAGTCTGCGGGGACCGGGCCAGGGGGATGCCCCGCGCGTCATGATTGCACAACAGGGCGATGCCCGCCAGGTCCACGCCGTCCAGGGCCTGCGGGGCTATGCGCTCGGTGTGGCCGTTCATGGCGGCGGGCTGATTGAACACGACGGCCAGCCCTTCCAGGGCAAGCGGCGCGTCCGGGCGGGCGCGGATTTCAAAGGTTCTGCGGTTCATCCTGTTTTCCCTCCACTTCTTGATATTTGTTCGCGTGGGTCGCGTCCACGTAATTCAGTGATTGCAGGCGGCGGTCGCCGCCCTCGACTTCGGGCAGGGCCAGCAGGCGGCGGGCCTCATTGATGGTGACGATGCCACAGGGTAGAAGCTCATGCAGCAGGCTAATGCGGGTCTTGGCGCTGCTGAATTCCAGGCGCTCCGCCGTGAAAGCAACGTCAACCCCGCATTTGCGCGTACATTCCAGGGACAGCAGCAAGGCGAACGGCTCCACGGTGGATTCATAGAACGCGCTGAATTCGTCCTCGCTGTAGCTGCCCCGCACGATGGCGGCGGATATGCCCAGGTAGTCAAGGATTTGCCGGTTGACGGCCTCCACGGTTTCCACGGGCACGGCATACGGTTGCGCGTTCGTTGGCACAAAGTCAAAGCGCTGGTCCGTCGCCGCCACGCCGCCGCTGTTGGACAGGCTGAAATAATCCCGGACGAAAAGCTCTTTTTCCTTCTTCACCTGTTCGGGGTTGACAAGGGACGTGAATTTCAGCACCCCCCGGATGTTCACGCCGTTTTTCGTCGCGGCCCCGATGCCCTGTTGCAGGGTGTCGGCGGTTTCCAGCAGGGGGAACAGCGGCGCGTTGTCGCTGCCCAGCAGGTCATTGTTGCCGCTGAAATGCCGCCG